ACTGATTGCACCACATGTTAAACAAGATAAGCATAGGTTTTTTAGATATGTCATTTACGCCCCCAAAATGTATGATACGACAATTCATTTTCACGAATGAAGTATGTTTTGACTTCTTGATTGGATAGATTAATGCGTCCAAGATAAGCAAGATTTGAGCTTGTCTTGTGCCATTGACATTTAGAGATACTTTCACGGCAGTAAAATTGCTGTCCATAATCGTATTGCTCTAGCGATGGATTGCCCCCTAAAACTTGAAATGCAAGCTCTAGGGAATGTTTAAATATTGGTGATGTTGTATCTTTATTACCACCAATTTTCGGAACCCACGAAAACATATAAACGCCGTTTGAATGTTTATAATATACGGTCTCCTCTATTGTCCGCTTGTCTTGCTTGGCAAGATTGAGGGTTGTAAACATAATTGTTACTTCCTCTCTTGCGTCGCAACGGTCAACTTTTTGCTCTTTAGCAGACGGACATTCATAGCGTCCATTAAGTGCTAAAGCGATAACATTATTAATGCCATATTTATTAATGGCATTAAGGACGTACTGGTCACGCGGTGATAGTTTTTTGCTTTTAACTTCGGATTGCAAGCGGTCTATTTCAGATTGCAATTCTTTTATTTCTGTTGTGTTTTTTGATACGCTAGGCATTGAATTTTTACCCCAGTGATAACCAAAATAACCGCAACCTATAATTGATGACGCAATGCAGGTCAATGTAAACATTGTTTTTATTTTCATTTTGTATCTCCGTTTGCTTCTGTAAAAACTTTATCCATAAATCGACTTGCGTCTGATATTGGGTCAATCATGTTTGTATCAAAATAAGCTACCTTGCCGTCTTCTGTATCGTGCCAAGCAGGATATAAAAAATCATTGGTAACGTATGATTTTGAGCTTCTAAATATATTCATAACTGCCATAATCAATACCCCTCCATAGATTTTAAGATTTTTTGTTTATCTGCTTCATTATCAGATAAAAGTTTTGCAAAATAATCAGACTTTGCCTTTTCCCAAAGTTCTTTAGTAGGGTAGAATTTTCTTTCACAATGAGATGTCCCATATTCATTTGTGAACATAGATTTATATTCTACTTTGTGAGTTTTTTTACATACTCTATTTGTTTTATCAAAGTAAAAATAATTATCATCTTCGCTTTCCATAGAACAAGCCATAAATCCTCTTCCGTAAATGTTAGAGTCTAAGCTATTTAAAACGGTACTAAAAAAATATAATTGCTTCATTTATAATCTCCATTTAATAAATTTAAAGCAACATCACGGTCAACGATTGTGACTGTGGTTTGCTGTGAGTCATATTCTGCACGTGCGATAATGTCAGCAACGACATCACGCTGTGGTGTCCGTAACCCTTGTGGATCTTTGGCACAGGCGGTTAGCATGAATAATAATGTTAAGTATTTCATATTATCTCCAATTTGTTAATGTTTGAAAGGGTGGGGACAATTTGTCCCCTGCCTAGTTAAAGTTTACCAATAGTTTTAAGGATTGAGTAAAGTTCGTGTGCTAATGCAAAGTCATAATCAGTCAGCGCATCTTTAATCATAGAAATTAATAATCCACGATTATTTGTCATAACAATCTTTGTTTTTTCATTGATTTCTTGACCAGATAAAAGAACTAAATTGTTTTTTAGTCCAGTTAATTTAACCGTTTCAATGTGTGTTAGATTGTAAGTATTAAGTGTTCTTTGGATTTTATCCGTTGTTAATATTGTCTTAATCATTTTATTCTCTCCAATTTTACCTTGGCATCATTGCCTCGATAAAATAAGAATACCAAAAAGAAGTTAAGGAATAGTTAATATTATTTTTATTATTTTTATTGACAATATTATTTTTATGTTTTATATTCCTGTTATCGCAATTAAGCGATATATAAGGGTAACAAAAATGGAATCACCGCTATTACAACAATTTCTAAATATCATTTCTAGTTTTTCACAATCAGAAACTAAAAAAGAAAACAAGGTATTCGATGCTTTGATAGGTAAGCCAGTCTTAACAAGACACAACCTTGAGGGGGTGGATTTTGGATATTTTGACTCATACAATGATGTTGGATTTGTTTTAAAAGATAACGGCGACGGTAACAGCAAATGAAAAAAATATCGCTTGATATACCTGATGATGATTATAATAAATTGAAAGATTTAAAGAAAAATCATCATATTAACATATCGTCTTTTGTATCTGAGGCTATAAAAGAAAAGCTAGGCAGAGAAAAACCACTTGCAAAATAAATTACAAGTGGCATAATTAATCTGTAGGCGTTATACGATTTAATCCCCCTATGCAGTACAACTCTTAGGGGGTTATTTATAACGCATTAATCGAAGTGTATTTTCTTTCAAAACAAAACCCCTTACATGGTTGTGCCATTGAGGGGTTTTATCTTATTTAAGCAATAACCCAATCATCAGCTAAAACATCGGTTTGTGATGCAAGCCAAGGCTCAACGGTATCTTGTGCGGTTTTCATAGCAATATATGCTTGATACGGCACTAAATCATTGGGGAATACCCCTGCCATTGTATTGAGCGTATTGTTTGAAGCTGGATATTTGTTTTCAGGAACATAATATAGAAACATTCCTTTGCCATTCCAGCCAGAACGAGCAACCTTATGTCCTGCTTTTAAATGGCGTATAGCAAAACCAAAATCAAATTGCCTTACCTGTATTCCGTCAGTCATAACCTCTCCTTAAATTAAAAAAGACCCCTCGATTTGAGCATATTCAGAGGCTTGAGGGGTTCTTAATTTATTCTATCATGCTTTATTGAGGTTACGCAATACATTTGTTATTGCGATTTCAATATCACCATTACGAGAATGACGTTCATTGTTATCACATTTATCACGCAAGCGGTTATTCTCAATGGTTAAAGCAAGTTCGCGAGTCTGCGCTGATTGCTTTAAATCCAATTCACGAATACTAGCAGATTGTGTCAATAGCGATTTTTGAGTTTCACAACAACATTCTGCTATTTGACGTGCTAACTCACTGGTATTTTTACAAGCGTCAAGTTTTACATCACCAAAGCCACGGATTAATTCCTCGCGTGTTTTTGCTTCTGATTTTTCATTCTCTAAAGATAAATGAGCAATTTGTTTGCTTAAATCATTATTCACTTGCAATAACTGATAACGATTTTGTGCAACTTCTTGACGTACATCACTAAACCCAGTTGACGTAAAGAATTTATTGTCACCAATTTCTTTAGATAAATCATGCTGTGTATTTAACACGTCACGAGATACATTGGTAACGTCGTGTGCAAGTCTTGATTGTCCATCGGTAATTAATGCCCCAATAGAATCAAGATTTGTGCGGACATCGTTTTCACTATCATAGATAGATTTTACGATTTCACGTTGTCCAGCGAGTAAGTCATTATTATTATCTTGATTATTATATCCATGTCCATTGTTTAAATGGCACGGTGCGTCCGATTGTATCGTTAGCATGATTTTTATGTCCAAGCCTCGTGATTGAGGCATTACCATTGTACTCTCATTTTAGGTATTTAGATATGTTATTTACTCGTTCTCTCGTATTAATTTTCTTAAATTTTTACATTCTTCTCTTGTTAAAAATAATGTGATTTCTTTTGTGTGTGGTGATATTTGATTAATATAAATATTACCGCCAATGTCAAGTTTAATACCGCCTGCCTTTGAGCCTGTATTAACGTTCTCATTGTTTTCACGTTCAATGTATATAAATTCACCAGATTGTAATTTCATTTCTTGATCCTGCGAATGATTCTATCTTTAATGGCAAACATGACATCTTTCATAAAATCATCGAGAAAGAACCGTAAAGGCGTATTGCCTACGAAACCCAATACGATACATACAAATGTGGTTATAAACACACTACTGCCATTTAGTTCAAATAGCTTTTTTGTTGCATCAACTAATAAAACACTAACTATGATATAAGCGACTAATTGCCTTAAATTCCATTTATCATAATCAAGGAATATACGCATCAAAACGCCCGTATAGAAATAATAATGCGTTTGGACATATTCAAAAACAACAACAATAAATTCATAAAGTGTGGGGGGTATAGGGTGTTCATTCAAAACATCAATCTTTCTTATGTGGCAACTGAAAATGCACGCCGTCTTTAAAGGTTTTCCAATCACCGCCCCATTCAATGGCAATGCCTAATTCTTTACTCGCTTGCTTCATAGCCTTTGCAATGGTTTCATAATGTTTCCAGTCCCAATTAACCACGCCATCAATTAAAGCCCCCAAATCGACTGCATCGCCTGTAATATGCCTACTATTCATAGTTTGAGATTTACCAGCCTTAACAAGCATTGATTGACGTTCTAGAGTACGCAAGCCCTCGAGGACTCTAAAATCTATTGGTGATATTTCCAAAGCACGCTTAACAACATTGATTAATTTAATGTCAACACCAACGAGTTTATTTAATGATTTTTGCGATAATTTAAATGTCATTTCCCTGCCTCATAAATTTCTGTTAATGTTACTGCGCGATTGCATTCACTGCAAAAGCAACAAAAATTACTACCTATTTTCCAAGTTCTATTGCCGCATGAGCCACATAAAAAAACCTTAATATCGTTATCATCGTTTGCGTTAACCCGCAAAGCACGTTGTGTTTGTTTCACCTTAACAACGGACTCATGAAATATACCATAATCGATATTGGTTTTCATCATTTCTGCTTCGCTTTCTCATTAACAAATGCCAAGAACTCAATAATAGCATATAATTTGCGTATTATGCCATCATCGTTGGGGGTGTTCGTACTTGCGGTAATTACCGACGCAATCGTTATGATTGATGTACCGACTGTAATAATGGTATCGAGATTTAGATATTCTAGCATGATGTTTCCTTATGTTATTGACAGCAATGCATTCTTCCATACCGAAGCAAGTAAAGCATGCCCAGCTTGTGTTAAATGCACAGTATCCGTATAATAAGTTGTGTCGCTTACATTGCCAGTTGTTACATTAAATTGCGGTATATCGTCTTCAAAGTCAGCAATAACATCAATTCCAATACTTGCATAACTTGCCCTAACAATAGTGTTAAATTCGCTTATCCTTGTATTTAGAGGCGTTCCGACTCCTCTTTTTATTGTAGTGCAGAAAATAATCTTTGCGTCTGGAAAATCAGCAGTTATCGCATTTAATCTTGTCGTTACTCTTGTCCATAAATTAGATGCTGTCACGGTAGCATCATAAGCCAAGTCATTCGTCCCTAGCCATATACTTATAATGTTATTTGCCCCACCTCCATTTAATGGTAAAGTTTTTACTCTTTGGTTATACGCTAATGACAATCTAAGAGGGTATGTGTCTTGACTTTCACCTGTATCTACTGCGTTATCAAAGTTAGAACCACCTAGTGCTATATTCATAAGTTTATAATTTTTTGACACAAGCTCTCTATCGTCTGTGCCTGATATTTCTACTAAAGTTTCCCCACTAATTGAATTTATCGCCTGTGCAGCATAGATTAATTCTTTATTAGCACTTGGTAATCCTAAAGCGTCGGTTATACTATCCCCAATAAGAATTATTGTTTTAAATTTTGCAAGAGGCTGAAATTGTTCAAGCGTGCTTCCTAGGGCAAAACCAGTTGGGGCTGTTGATACAACACTTGCTAATTCAGAAGCTGTTAAATAACTTGATATCGCACTGTAAAATACGTCTGGAACACGAATATAAGTGATTGAACCTGTAGCAACACCAATTTGTGCAAGGTATTGCGTATAATTTGCTGGTAAATTTAATTGAGTAGCGATATACCGCAAGCATAAAGTTTCTTTTGTCACTTCCGCAGTGTCACCATTATTTAAAATAGAAACACCACCATAAGCACTTCTTAAATTTGTATCCGCAATAAAATATTTATATGTTTCGGTTGCCATTATGGTTTAATTCCCACTAAATAAGATGATATTGACGAACGAATCCCTGCACTTGGAACACCATTATAAAATATCATTTGCTGTGTTTCACCATCTAATGATTGCGTTCCTGTGCCTACTAAAGTATTACCAATAACAAAACCAATAGGGTTACTTGCTGGAAATGTTGTATTATGTGCAGGGGTTGCTGTGCTTGTTAATGTTTGTAATGTGCCATTTAACCAACAACTCATTACGGCAGTACCGCCTGATATATTGACTTGAACCTCAACCGTGTACCACGCCCCCAATGTCAAAGCAGGTGATAACCCTAAAGATGTTTGCGTCCCACCATCATTTGCATTTATTCTAACACGCACCAATCTTGAACCTGTAACGTCAAGTTCTCCCCTTAATGCGTTCGTTCCGCTAGCACCACCAATAGATAAAACCCTAAGTGTTGCTGTTGTAGGTTTTAAATTAAATGCACAATACCAGCCACTCGTTGCATTACAAATTCCAGTTCTATCAATTAATTCCATTTTTCTTGTGGTTAATTGATTAAAATCAATTCCATTTGTTTTTATTAATGGTTGCCTTACCTTATTCGCTTGGTCTAAACTTTTATATACATTTCCTGTTATTGCTTCATAGACATAAGCCATTGTATCATCACCAAGCGTATCAACTAAATTATTCGTCTGTGTGCTTCGGAAATCCCACCAATAAGTATTGCTATCATAATCAAAAGGCGGAGGCGTAGTTCCCCCACTTGAGCCACGACCATAATAATATATAAAACTGCTCATTATGATACTTTCTTTTGTAAAATTCTGTAAACTTCTGCTATTGTACGCGGTTTTTGTTCATTGTAAAATATTTCTTTGTTATAGCGTGCTTCTTTCGGGAATATATTTTTAGCAATGCCATTAGGGTTTTTTTCTAGTATCTTAATAAACTTAACACCTTGTCCAGCACCCATAAAATGAAGTGCATACGCTTCGGTATCATTGACATTGCGTCCTAATTGAGTATTAGCAATGCGTTTATTATCATTGGTTAATGCCAAAGCCATAGCAGTTTGTGCTTCACGGTCATTTCTATCATTTATAGAAACATTATATTGCTTGCCAAATTTATTAACAGCACGTTTCCAAGTATCGTCTGTAAAACCAAAAAGCCCTTGTGCTGTTGAACCTTGAACACTTGATTTTGCGTTAATATTGCCAGACGATTCAGCATTGCTAAATTTATCCATAAGGGGGGATTCATTACTTGCCTGTGGTTTATTCTGTAAACGGCGTTGTCTGATTTCATTAATTAAATCAATGTTATTACTTGTGGGTTTTGATGTTTGTCTTCTTGCTCTAATTTCTTTGATTAAATCAACCTTGTTTTGTTGTTGTGCGTCTTGTTTATTAGTCATCGCATTCATAGCCTGCCCAGTCATGCGTGATGATTGCGAGGCTATAGTGTCAGCGTTATTGGATATTCCATTTAATGATTTATTAAGAAATCCATCACCTGATAAATGCTTTGCAACGTTACTGGGTGATTTATTAATGCTTTGTCCTAAGCGGTTTAAAGCACCACCGCCTGTTACAGTTAATAATGTTTTAGGACTAAATACGCTAGCCCCTGCAACACCTGCCGTAGCAGATTTTGCAAAAGTATCAGAGCCACCAGCCTTAGGTAAAAATTGTTTTCCTATACGTGCTAAATCAACAAGTGCATCTTTCCCCACGTTTTGCTTTGACGCTGTTATATATTTACTTGAAGCAACACGATTTAATAAATCAGTAGGGTTTATTTCGCCAGTAGTTGATTTTTCTAGTAACGGCTGTATTGTTTTAAAATTCTTGTATTCTTGATTAGCTTCTTGTAATAATTTTTGTTTGTTTTTAGGTAAGCTTTTATTTAAAATATCGTGAACAAAATCAGCCGTTTCTGCGATGGTGTTTTTTGCATCTCCTTGTGATTTTGATGCTATATCTAATAAATCACGACGCAATCCATTTATCTTTATGGCGGATACCGCTTTAAAATCGACACCGTCTAACCCTTGATTAAAATCATCAATAACAGATTTTAGTACATTATCAATTTTTTTAAACTGCAATGGTGATACATTATCTTTTACATAATTTACTTGTTGCTGTAGTTGACTAACATCATCTTGAAAAACATTTATTTTAGTATTTTTCAAAACTTTATCATATTTTGCACTGTTTAATTGCGAAAATTTGTTAATTGATTCGGGGGTTGTATCTGTTATTCCATTGCCGAGTGTTTTAGCAAGTGCCGTGTTCCATTGTGTTTTTTGTGTTGCTTCTTGTGCATCAACACCGCTAAACGGTATGTCTTGGCTTATTTTTTGAACCGTTTTTCTAAATCTAGTAGGTTTTATTTGGTCAACCCTTAATTTAATTCCGAACTCTTTTGCACGTTTTGCAAGGGGTATAATATCATCGGCAACCTTAGATGTAAGAACACTTGCACCCTTGCCTAAACCACCCAAAGTAGTACCCACCGCCGTATCAATCGCTTTTCTTTCTGCAAAAGATGATAAATCACCACTGTTTTTATCTGTAGTCACATAAGGCGTTAATCCTGCACCTATAGCGGACGATTTAACAAGGTTTCCTGCCCCTGCAATTTTTGACTTAATACCGCTTTTCAATACTTGCTTCACGCCTTGTTTTGCACCACCAATAAGTCCAGCACCAGTAACAATGCCAGCACCACCACGCAATAAAGCAGGCGTTAAACCTGTACCATAATTCTTTTGAAAATCTGTTTCTTGTCCTTGTGCTACCTTGTCAAATTTACCAGTATAATCTAATTTATTTTCTAAATCAGGATTATATCCTACCTTGCTTGCTAAATAATCCGCACCTTTGCCTAGTGCTTTCAATCCATAAGCCCCTAATTGAGGAGCACTAGTAGCCATATCAGACATAGCCATGTCAACATACCCTAATGGATTATAAGGGCTGTAATCACGATAAGGAGAGGATTCCCCTTGTGTTGCCCCGCTTGTTTTAAAGTTTTCAAGTTCTTTTTTTTGTGCGTCGGTAAAATCTTGTAATTGATATTCTTTACCATTCATAACAGCAGTGTTGCCTTGAATGGGCTGTGCTTGCAATGGTTTTTCTTGTTGCATCGGTTGCGGTTGTTGCTCAATATTACCGCCTTGCATTTCTTTAATCTTTTTAGCTAAGAATATAGATGCTTGCGTGTCACCTGCTTTGTGCGAGCCAATTAATGCGTTTTTAAGCTGTTCTATTGTTGCCATTACATATTACCGTATTTATTTACAAGGTCATCTACATTAAAGTCTTGATTGCTTTGTTGTGGTTGTTGCGTGGTTTGTGGCTTGTAAGCGTCAGGGCTTTTGTTACTTTGTTTAAGTATGTCATCTAAAGATTTTTCCTGTTCTAAAATAAGGTCATCGTTTATCTTTATAAGATAAGCTAATCTTTCTTTGACAAGTTCAGTATCATTTAAATTGTTTAATATCGCTTTTCCTGCACGGTCAGCATCATCTTTTGCTTGCACGCCTTTTTGTAATAATAATTTATTATTTGTTAATTCTGCGACATAAGATACTAAATTATTATATTCACGTGATTCAGGTGTTGAATTACCGAGTTTATTAGCGATTTCAGATGTCATATTTTTAAACATTCCTAAATTTAAAGTTCCGTCTTTAATTTTATCATGCAAATCAATACCCTTAACAACTAATTGAGTTGTAGTATTAATGCCGTCTTTGGTTTCTTTGATTAATTTTATCACGGGGGCAGGCAATGGGGCATTTTGGCTTACTTTTAATTCAGTATCAATCTTTCCTTTATTTTCAATATCTTGTTTAGCTTGTTCATTTTTCATTCCCTGCCCTGCAAAGGCATTATCTTTACCGCTTTGTGTGCCGTAACCAGTGCTGAATGCCTTATCTTGAACCGATGGAACATAACCCTCTATATTGCCAATAGTGCCGTTTGCGTCTTTAAATTCTTGCCCCTTATCAAATATTTTAGCAGACAAAGCGATTGCGTTTGCTGTTGGTAAATCACCTGCATCAAGTGCTTTTCTTATAGCATTAGATACTTGTAGGGGTGCAGGAGAACCACCATAAGAACGTGCATCTCTAGCCTGTTGTAATGTCGTATTTCTGATTTCAATCAGTCTATCCTCTGCTTCAGGACTATATTCTTGGGGGTCTGTTTCATCATGAATCCCTGCTTGTGTCGCATTTCTTTTGAATTGCTCATAGTAAATCTGTTTTTGCATAGGGTCATCGGTTGATTCTAGCTTATTAGCAATGTCTGTAATTAGTTGTGATTCTAATTTTTGCTTATTAACACCTTGAGTAATTTCATTCGATTTTAAAGTGCTTTGCGTGTTTAAATTGTTGTTATACCCTGCCGTAGCGTTAGGGCTAACACGACTAATTAAACCTGCTTCATACTGATTTAAATCACGCCCCTCTGATTGTGCTTGCCGTATCATGTCCTCTACTTTGGAACGTGCAATAGCATCTCTTGACTGATTAAGCATTTCTAAACCGCCTAAATCAGCATATTTACTGTCTAATACTGGATTGAAACCGCCTGCTTGTATGGGTTGTAAATTAGCCATGAAATTATTTAAAATACCACTCATTAAAACCAACTCCCAATGCTACTTAACCAACTAGAACCACTATTTGAATTATTGCCTTGATTTAACCACCCACTACTCCCGAAGTCATTAGAAGTGCCACCACCAGAACCACCTAATATGTTTTTAAATAAATCACCAATACCACCGCCAGTGCTACCGCCACTTTGTCCACCACCTAAGATGTTACCTAAAAGATTTCCTCCAGTAGTGACTAGGCTTGATACAGGTTTAATATTTGATGTTTGCTTGTATTGCTCTTGTGCAATCTTACCTAAAATATCATTTAACACACCTTGGTTTTGCATACCAATATTAGCTTGGTTTTGATTTTTACCCATAATGATATTCGCTAAATCGTTGTAGCGATTATCTATAGCACCTGTACCTTGTTCATAGCCAAACTTAATTAAATCGTTATTTGCGTTTGTACTATTGCTTAAATTAGTCAATGCTTGTTGATTATACGTTCCTGTATTTTGATTGATAGCATTTGTGTATTGATTTTGATTTTGCCCTAACGCATTGTATCTATTTTGTGCATTAGCCATTAATCCTTGATTGTAATTATTCGTATTGTTATTGACATTATTAAAATAATCACCTGTGCTTTGATTATTTGCTGTTGTGTAGTTTTGTTGTGCAGTTGATAGGGCGTTAGCTCTATTTGCACTTGTATTTCCTAATGCTGTACCGTAATTTTGACGCAAGTTACCTTGTGAATTGGTTGCATTTAATCCTTGTGCTGATTGCCCTGCCAATTGATTAACATAGCTGTCATAGCCTTGTTGTGCCATGTCTTGGCCATATTTCATAGCCTCTTTAATTGCACCGCCACCCAATAAAGCACCCCGAGCAGAAGCAGACCTATCAAGTGCATTCAGGCCCTCTTTATATCGAAAGTCATATCCGGGTGTTTTAACATAATCCGCAACACGTGTACTAGGATCACCAGTTAAAAATCTATTTAATAACCCCTGTGCATTACTACCGCCTTGTGTATATGGATTATACGCATTTATAGCAGGATTCATTTGACTTGATAAATCATTGCGTGAAGCGTCATAACCCTGCTGTGTAATATTATTTTGGGTATTAAAATTGTTTTTATTGTTTGAATTAATTTTATTGTATTCTGTTTCGTATCTTGATTCTAAATTATTGGCGTTTGACTGCAATAAATTATTTAAAGTACCGTAAGATTGATTTGATAAATTATTTTGCGTATTTAAATTATTGGTTAATTGTTTATTTTGCGTATTTAAATTATTTGCATTAATTTGACTTGATTTATCATATTGATTATTGCTTTGTTGGTTTAACGCACCTGTGGTTTGTCCAGTCATACGCATTAAATCATCATATTTATTCTTGCTATAGCCTGATGTTGCGTCATAGGCATTATTCATTAAGCCTATAGCGTTATTGCTTGCTTGCGTATTTTGTGCCATAGCGTCACGGTAACGCTGAATAATATCATCGTAGGCTTTTTTATTCTGAAAATAGTCATAAGCAGATATACCAAGATTAGATATATCACTTGCTAAACTAGGGGCAGGAGGTGTTTCATTAGCCATTCATGCCACCGTGTTTTGCTTTTAAATTATTAAGAAGCATATCTGTTAATTCCTTACGTGGTTTTGATGTAAGCGGAGATTGATTATTGAGTAATGCCATTTTTTGAATTGGTGTATCTTGCATGATATTAACGTTCGGAGATTGCGGAGCGATAACAGTACCGCCTTGTGCTTGTTGTCCGCCACCGCCTAAGATATTACCTAATATACCACCGCTGCCTTGTCCGCCACCAAACATACTGCCAATATTGCCAGCACCATAAGCCATAGCACCGTTTAACCCCTGCTTTAATGCCCCATTAACATTGCCATTGGTAAGATTAACACCTGCCGAACCCATACTGCCCAATGGTAAGCCAGTTGTTGCCATACCTGCGACATTATAAACGTCAACAAGCCCACCGCCGTTAGGGTCAAAACCTAAAGCATCGTCCATAGTAGCGTTTGTTATATCTTTATACGCCTTAACATAAGTCTTTGGACTTGTAATTGGAGCTACAACACTTGCTATTTTCTTAAACCAACCCATTAACCTATCCTACGCCAGTTTGTACCGTCACTCATAATTGTAGCATAGCCATTGCTTGCTAAAACCAACGTTGCTGAACCGTCTATTGTTTCGGTTGAGAATCCGTCAATTGTTAAATTATTCGTGCCAATATTTTTGAATTTTATGTATCTCCCAAGGAGATTAACTGCTGTAGGCAAGTTTGCCGTAATTGCCCCTGATGTTGTATCAATCAAAAGCATTTCATAGTCTTTTGTAACAGTTACAGGACTGCTAGAAAATGTAGTCACAGTATAACTTGGATTATATATTTTATCAAACAATTTTTGCAAAAACAAAAACCAATAATTTGTGAAATACATTCGATTGTTTTTTAATTCAACAGCTTCAAATCCTATAATTGGGGGTGTATTATTCGTCATCTTCGACCTCTAAGCGTATTTTGCAACTTGCAATACTGATAGAAACATCATTAGATACCTCAAATTTATAAATTCTTTTTCTTGAAATACCTAAATTTCTAAATTCAATCTTGCGTCCGTATTGCGTATTTGTGCCGAGTGATAGACTTCTTTTTGTGCTATAGGTAAAACCACCGTCATCGGAATATGACATTTCTATTATTGGTGTAATATCTACCCCCGCCGTTCCTGTGGTTATGACAGGCTGTATCGCATGATGTATAACACGTTTGCCGTCACCTTGAATAACGGTTGTGGTAAATACTCTCTCAATGTCATCGCCATCATCGGTGGTATTATCTTGATTGATAAAATAAACCTTGTTACCGATTGCACAAATTGTGTTCTTAGTGTTTTCCTCTAAGAACGCATTTTGAACAAATCGAGGTCTCCAGTATGTATAACCCTCGCTTGTTCTTTTATGCCATTCTAAGGTCTGTAAATTACAACATACTGTAAACCCTGCGTCCTCTACGGTAATACCATAAAACCATTGTCCATTTTCACGGAATGAAAACCCAATCGCATTAACAGCACTAATATTTTGAAATAATTTATCAATGCTTTCAGTTGATATTTTTGTAAAGCTATATCCACTTATTTTATAAACAAGACCGTTTCTTGATAAAAAATAAATCTCATTTAAAATTGCGACAGGCGTTAGATCCGCACCGCACCCAAGCGTTGTGTTTGCCGTTCCCTTAATTGCTTCGAATGGGAATGTAGCGTTACCTGTATTTTGAAAAAACTCAATAGACCTTGTGCCAAAGACATACAATATACCAGCACATGATAAAACTGTTATGATATTATCTGATTTTTGTGTTGCACTTGCAAAATCTAAAGATGAAAACGTGCGACCGTCAAGCAATGCCGATATAAAGAACTGTTGTGTACCCCTTCTGCGAAATATAAAATAACCGTCCATATCGGTAAATGTTTTTGGATTATATGGTAAAGACGGATTATATAACGTACCAGACTCAAGAACTCTATAAACTGAATCAACTTGGTATTTCCATGAAAGAAACGCTATTTGACCAACGGAATTGTCAAGAATATTATAAACTTCCCCTGACGCTGTGGTAAAGGCATAATCTGCAACCAAAGTACCCGTTAAATCGTATTTTCTTATTTTCGTAGTGCCCACAACATAATAAAAGCTATTTATATGTGTTAACCCTCTAACCTCTTCCCCTGTATCTATAAGTAAATCTAAACCACCTCTTTGACGCAATGTATATTCGCTTTCCTCCCCATATTGGTTAGGAATAGAATACATATTTTGCAATAACTGATTATTAGGGTTTTTAGCACTGTTAACAGATACTTCTTTTGATAACGGTAAATTTATTTTTGGCATTATTCAAACATTCCATTGCTAAACCCTACATTAATAGAGGCGTCCTCAAAATCATGCAATCGTTGCAATGAATACAATCTCTCAACTTCAACACCTAAGATACTTGATTTACTGTAAAAACCATTTTGCATAGCAAGTCTTTGAGCAAGACTATAAATGATAATATCATAAAATTCATTCGGAGATGGTATTGTATCAGTCGAACTGTCTAAATCATCAAAAGGTCTTTCAATGACAAGATTAATATATTGACTCTCATTTTCTGATTGCGGATATAAAAACAACCGCCCTTCGTCTATCTTGGGCTGATAATAAAATTGTGTTGGATTGCCTGCCATAGCTTTATAGGATAACGCTTGGTATTCATTCATAGACATCTTGCTAATGCCTATCTCTGAATTAGTGTCATATTGCACCGTAGCGTCTGAAATGCTTAAAGGTTTAGTAATGCGTGCTGTATATGAATACACCTTAGAATCAACGGTAAATGCACTTGTGAACGCACTTGATACAGTTATCACATTGCCAACAACATTACTTACAGTACGCCACACAAACACATTGCTTGAATTTAATACCCCGATTGTATCAGATATTGCAATTCCTGTACCGCTTGCAACCGTGAATGATGTATTTCCTGATGCAATAGCGACGCTTAATGTTGTTTTAACAAAATCACTTTTTAAAATAAACCTATCACCCGATTCGGATAGCGTATATTCTGATTGTCCAATCGTAGGAATTAAGACAGCACTCTCATAAGACCATAGACGCAAACCTCGCGACATAAGGTTTTTCATAATGATATTTAATGATTGTGAAGCATTAGTAATTTCAGTTGATGATAATGTTTCGACAGGGTCTATGATAGACGCTAGCCTGTATGCTTCATAAATAATATCATTACGGGTAAGGCTAAAATTAAAGTTATTCGAGACCGACATATCCTGTTAAACTCACATCTTTTAAATTTCTTGGTCTTGGATTATCCACTGCTATTTTTTCACTCATGGCTTTAACCATTAATTCTTGTGGGTGTTGTTCATACCAGTATTTGTAATAAACACGCTTGCCGTCATAAGTCATACGTGTTTGCGATGCAAGTACCACTTGACCGCTAACATCGCATTGCACTTTATAATCCATTAAATATCTCTAACGATTAATTTTAAATCTCTGCTACCGCCTTCGGTACTTGCAGAAACAATTTTAACCCATTCACCGATTGCAGAAACATCATTAACATTTACTTGCATAATGCTATTAGCAACTACTGGAATTGATAATGCAGTACCAGCAGAAATATAATGTGCTTTATACGTTCCTGTCTGTGTCTTTGATGATGTCAATGTTACCGTTGCACCTGTCATTGTTGCAGGGAACTCAATACCTACAATATTACCAGAGACAACACCTACCGCAGTAGATGTTGTTGCACCGTTGGCAATATTAACAGCAACACTTGCTGAACGATTCGCCATTAGAACTCTCCGAACGCTTGAATGTAGTTAAGTGTCATAACACGAGAAACAGCAGAAGCATTTTGAACACCATAAGAAAGTGTCAAATTTGCTGTTGGTAAGTTAGTCAATGTTGTTTGTGTTGCGGTTTTAACACCGTTAACATAAACCTCAACTTTTGTACCGCCATCATAAAAGAACCCAATCTCAATGAACGTATCATCGGCAATGGTTGCAACACTTGATAATGTTGTCAATGTGCTACTATTGGCTAAAATAAGATTTACTGCCCCTGCACCACTTGGCTTTAAAAAGTAAACACCATCAGAAACAGCAAGAGGCGTAGTATCTGTTTTTTGCAATCCAAACACAAGAGACGCATTGTTTGAGTTGTTTACTTTTAAGCGTGTCTTAAAAACAAGTTTTTTACCTGCTTCAAAAACAAACGGCTCAATCGTTGCCGAGTTGCCACCCTTCCACTGCAGAAATGTATTTTCAGAGTTAGTTGCACTGTTAGTCAGTGTCAATAAACCGCCCTTGCCCGATACAATAGAAACAGCCCCAGTACCAGTAACAGTATAATTCCCCGAGGCATATTCATTGCCCCATTGGCTAATACCATAATATTTTGTTTGGTCTAAGTTGGGAAAGTCGTTATAGACTCCCCCTGAACCTGCCCTAACATTCGTCAATCCACTTGGGAAATGTGTTATTGCCATTAAATTAAGCTCCTGCTGAACCGTAAACACAACGCCAGTCATGGTATGCAAAAGCATAAGACTCATAACCCATTGTATAATCCACTTTTGTAGAGAAGTCATAATCGTTGTCTAATTCCAAAGGATTAGCAACGAAATGAACAAGACCCTCTCCCATATTGAAATCATTGAGAACGAACCATGCGTCCTCGTCTGTCAAATATGGTGATGTAATAATCTCAAGAGGATATTTTGAACCAACGGCGTTTAAATCATTATCCGCAGTACCAACACGCAAAGACGAATTGATAATACGTTCTGCCTCTGCCCAGTTACTCGAATGAACAAGTAATTTTTTAGGTTTTAGCATGATTTGTTTACCGTTAGTATCCTTAGCTTTGAGAATATCAGTGATAACTTGCTCAATGCCTGCCTCTGATAAATCACTATTACCACTTGATATAAGATTGCCTTGAACCGAACCAGTAGCGGACGGGTGACTTGCTGTAATCATAGCAACAGCATCTCCGTCTGTACGTGTAGCGGTAAACGCATTATTAAAGATTTGATGTCCCAAAATTTCTTTGGTTTCACGAAATGAATCGCCTAAGCGAATTGCACGCTGTGTTGTGACTTTCTTATCTTGTCCATATTGCTTTTCTTCTTTGGTAACACCAAAGCCTAAAGCAACAGCATACATATATGTTTTGACTGTATAGCCTTGTTTCTCTGAAGCAATCGGCGTTGCACCGCCTTCAGGTTTTACTTGTGCCAAGCCAAAAGACGAAGCAGAAACAACTTCTTCATATTTGTACTTTGCAGTCATTTTATCAAACAACTGTGGACAAATCTCTTTGTTGCGGTTGTAACCCATTTCAAGCCAAGCACGAATACCTGGTTTTTGATTTTTGGGAAAATTACCCGTTGTAATAATGTTAACCATTGTTAGATTCCTGTCAAGTTGTTAGATGAATGTAAATTGAATGCTACAAGGTACTTAGCATACGCACCGACTTCATTGTCAGGGGCTTGCAAGAAACCAACAATACGAAGTTGTTTTGTCGCACCAGTACCGATTGATGTTGTACTGATTTGAGCACCTGAATTACCGTAAATAGTTTCACCGGCAACAGTAAATGTAAAGTCAGCATTATTACCAACATCACCAGTAGCAGGAGTCGCACTTGCATCGCCTTGAATAGCGTAAATTGTATCAGGGTGTGCAGATACAAAAACATATCTTTCAGTTGACGCAACACGATAAACAGTTGAGCTATCTGTAACAGCTTCAACACTTGTAACAACGCCGATAGCGTAGTTTGTAGCACCTGCCGTAGCACGGATAACGTCAGGAACGCCTTTTGCGTCAGATGTTCCTGCAAAAATAACAGGATCACCAACAAATACCGCAGTACTGTCAGATGATGGAATACGATAGCGAACCGTAGGAATAATTGAACTCCCACGATTGAATAAAGGCACAAAACCTTTAGGTGTATTTGAATTAGGCATAATTTCCTATATCTATATTTTGATGATTTCGTTTTATCTCTGCCCTGCCTTCCATTTCATTTGCATTACTACGCAATGAGTCAGCATAGACTTGAGATGATGATTGATTTTTTGCTGCTAAACGCTTTTCACGATGTTCTCGAACGCACATCATAGCTACTAAAACGCCTTCACCTGTCTGTTTTTCTAATACAACGTGTTGCATATCAAGGAGGAGGTCGTCTTTTGTTATTTTGACATAGCCAAGTTCTTTTTTCTTTTCTAAATTGGAATAATCCAACCCCAAAGAATTACGCTTAACTAAAACCCAACGATAATCAGCTATATTATCAGGGTCATTTACTGCTTTTTTTAATACATCTAGTGTACTTTTATTCATGGTATCATAGATAGGGGCTTGATTCAAGAATTTTCTTAATTGTTCAATGCCACCACTTACGGTTTCAGTTTCACTTGGTAAAACTGTGTCAGCCTGTCCAATTTGAAAGTCATCATTCTTTATCGCCCTAGCTGTTGCAGGGTGTAATTCACTCATTTTTTTAGCAATTTGTTGTTTTGCTTTATCTGATACTGTAACCATATTAGCCTCTTAATTCCTGAATTGTTGTTTTTGTAAATCTGTCTAATTGCTCTTTAGTAGCCTTAGGGAAGTATTCTTTAAAATCTTTAAGTTGAGAATTTAACGCAGACCGCTGTTCAGTCGTTAAGCCGTCTGATTGTCTTTGAGAACTAACACCACTTAAAACATCACCACGAGGCGGATTTACCGCTGTTTTAACTGTCTTAATCTTATCTGGATATCGCAACTCTAAATCCTCTTTTGCACCGTTTAAAGCGTCTATTATATCAACGCCAGCATCAAGATAACCCTGTAAAATACTATCGTATCTTACTTTCATAACCTTATCATTTTCATACCAAGGATTCGCATCGACGAATTGCTTAACGGTATTAACAACTTGTACGCTATGTTGTGGTTGTGCTTCAAACTGTTTTTCTTGTTGTTCATATTGTGCAAGTTTTTGTTTGACAATCTCTTCTTGCTCAACTTTATCATTAAAGGTTTCTTTATCTGATAAATCAAAAGCCTCTTCTTTTTCACGTTCCAGTTTACGCAAAATACCTTTAAGGTTATTACGCTCTTGTTCCCGTGCTGTCTTGACTTGCTGTACGCTTAATTCTTTAATCGTTGCAATTTCTTTTTGCATCGATTCCATTACGTCCTTAGTTTTAACAACATAATTATTAGCGTTTTTAAGCCATTCCTTAGCGGTCTTCTTACCGCTTGGATTCCACCCTATCTCTTTTGCTAACTTCTCGACATCTTGATTAGCCATTGAATCAATATAAGAATTGTTAGGCTTAGGGCTTGGGGCTTCTTGTGCCGTTTCTGTATCGGTATCGGTATCAATGTCATCATGGGCATCATCAGCAGTATCAACATCAGGTGTATCAATGACATCATCAGGGATATCGACATCATTGGTTTCAGGCGTTTCAGGGGGCATTGAAAAAAAACTTGTTTCCGTACTCATATTACGCTCCTACCACTGCTAAAACATCGCTATCTTTAATTAAGCGATAATGATTTCCGTTATCATCTTGATATAAAAACCCACTATGTAAATTGGTTATTACATTATCACCAACCTTAGGGGCTGTATCTGCGTGGTCAAGAAACGACAACACGCCAATTTTAACAATCTTACCGCTACCGCCTTTGAGAAAATCTTTCTCGCTAACTTTTGACGGTATAATTAAACCGCCTTGAGTAACTTTATCTTCGTGTTTATCCACTTGAATTAACACACGGTTAAATGTTACCGCAACATTATCAATATTGCCTATGTTCACTAATTCTGTTGTCAATTTATGCTCCTATTGACTGGTTGCTTGCTTGTAGTATCTTATGGATTGCTTCAATCTCAGCAATCATATTGTCAAAATCAAACAATGCGTCTGATATTTGACGAATATTCTTTAAAATATCTCTTTCTAACTGTGGATTATATGTTTTAGCCAAGTCATCATTATCACCTGCTAAAACGATATAAGCCGTGCGGACAATACTATCAGCCTTGAGGCGTAGATATTCCTGTAGGAATATTCCCTCGTTCGTCCGCATTAACCCCTTGAGGGATTCCTCCGTCACCGTTAAGTTGTTGAGGGTTATTGTCCGCTTGCTGTCCATTTACTGCTCCCATATCAGGTGTATTGCGTAGGTTTATCTCTTGTAATTGTCTATCTAAGTCAGCGTTCTCAATGTCTGATATTGCTTTAATTCGGTCAATCTCTAATGTATCTTGTTTTATCTCGTTATCTAGCAACGCTTTAAGAGTATCAATTTGATTTTTGTTATCTGCTATTGCTTTTTGAAGTTCTAATTGTGCCTTGCCAAGTTCTAATTGTCCCATCATTAACGGATCAGGCTGTGCTTGCTGTGCTTCTGGTGGGTCTGTCAAATAATAATCAGGGTTATCAATACCCATTAATCGCAATACTTCTTTTTGTGTACGCTTGGCATCATAAAAGGGGTTTTGCATCTTTGACTCAAAGAATTGCACTTGTGCCATTTGTCTAGCATTACCAATCGAATCAATGTCTTTGTTTGGTATAAATACTATCTCTTTGTTATCAAATATCGACTGGTTAATTTGTATGCCTGTTAATTCTGCATATCTCTGTGTATTAAAATACTTCTTGTTTGCTTCGACAAGTGCATTAACTTCTGATTTAAACGCCGTAAAGAAACGCTTAAGAACTGCCCGAAGCTTCTTAGTGCTTTCCTCTGCCATAATCATTGCTGTAGTTGGGGCTGTATTTGCAGTAAAGTTTTCACTGTTCATCTGATTCAGGTTTGCCAATGATGATGATTTACTATCGAGTAATTGCATCATAGCAATAAGCGTTTGACTTGGCTCTGGGTTAGGCATAGGCATAAACGAATCACGGATTGATTGTCCTGTCGCTCTAATACCTTTCCACTCGCCCGCACTAAAATTAAATACACGGTCTTTGGTATTAATATCAGCACTAAACACACCACCACCTAAAGCGGACTTTGCCCCTGCATCAATGGTTAAATTAAGGATTGACGATAAAGCATTTTGAGACATCTCTAATATTGAACCAAAGCCTTTGCCCCAAAAATCATTACTCGGCAAGAATGAATATTTACAATAACGAGGCTTTGCTTTGATAATGATTGCTTTGTTATTTTCACCACGAACAATCTTATCAAAGTTTTTTTCCAATCTTAATAAACACGAATCATCTTTACAAACCCAAGCGATATATGGTTCAGGATAGCCGTCACCGTCTAAATCTAATCGCAAACACATTTCTATGATTGAGTATTCGTCTTCGTCGTCATCGTCAGGCTTTTCCTCTGCATCATCGTCAATAAAATACTTTGACTGATATAAAGGCTCAATATCGTCTTTACAATATACCGCACATTCTGACAACCTCTTTGCACCGTCAATCGTCTTTGCACCCTTATTAACAACAAAATCAGTAGCTTTAATGACTTTATGCACGGGTATATTTTCAATCGGACAATGCGAATACTTGCGAATAACAGTGCCTTGGACGCACAATAGCTTTGCTAATTCTTGTGTTTCCTCCACCCAATCAGGCATATCTTCGGTTAACTGATAATTGAGGATTTTAACTGCATCTTCTGAATCCATTAATGCTTTGTGGTTTTTAATGCGTGCTTCTTTTATTGCATTAATTACAATAGGCTTGGCATCTTGTCCCTCTGGTATCTGTCCATTAACCGCAAGCATGACAGCCATATCTTCTTGGCTTGGCACGTCCTTTGCATTTTTAGACCGCACAGGCTCATCAAGAGGGAACTCATTAATAAACGTTGTTAAAAACTCATTACTTGCGTCCGTTAATAGCATGTAATGCAGGCGAGATCCTCCATTTATGCGTGCTGTCCGTAAGTAATCCTCATCATTATCACATACGCCAAGATAACGCTTCATTTTTTCATGTGCTGTATTACAATCCATTTTATCTTGGTCATAAAATTCAACAATACCCGTTGCAATAGCGGTTTTATCTATATCAGATAACACCGTAACAAGGTTTTCTGTATTGTCTATTTGTGTAGGTTTTAATAGTTTTTGTATTTTAATATCCGACATTTACAGCCCCTCGCCAGTCATCGTATTCATAATCGTCATAATTATCATTTTTAAATATTTTACGCAACGCTTCTGTCGCATACCGCAAAGAGTCTATTAAGTGATTGTTTTTATCCTCTAAAATCGGCAACACCTCGTTAGTCTGTCTATTAACTTTATAACTGTACGTTGCCAATTCTTCGATAACGTGCTTGCATCTGGGGTGTACGATAATATCATAGGATTGTAACCATGCTATACCCTCCTCGACACTGCCCTTACCCTTTGACGCCTTCATAAGCTTGGGGAATCCATTATTGTTTAAATGCGATATAGTTTCAGGTCGTGCCGAATCAGCGTACATAATCCATCGGTTAGCCTCGGGAATTGCCATAAATAAATCAGGTATATCAACAATCTCACAACCTATTTTATATGCCTCATAGTCAATATAAAGCGTCTTGCAATTGATATAGCACCGCACTGCACAAGTTGGGTCAATCGCATAACCCCAATCAGCACCAAGCCTAAACATAGCTTGTTTGTCTGTCTCAAACTCTTTGATTGTCCAATTATTAAACACCCTTGTGTTGGCATTGTAATCATGCTCTCCAAGCCATATATGCCCATAACGTCCTGCTTGCGTCTTTAGGCAGTGCAACCGTTCTATTTCCGCCTCCTTGCTAAAAAAGGGGTTTTTATAATAGTTTACATGATGCACTTGAGTGTTATTGTTAGCGTGTTGTATATAATCCACATCGACAGCATCGGTTGTGTGTCTGCGATTCATCAAAAAAATCAATCTTGATCCGTCTTTACGGATAGTAGGCTTAAGCGTATCAAGCACAGACCGTGATATATCCTGTGCCTCGTCTATTAAACATATATCGTATGATTGCAAGCCCTTGATGTTGCCCTCATTGCGGTCAAAACCCATAAAATCAATTTGCGAACCATTAATAGCCTTAATCTCTGTATCCATTATCTTAAAAAACGAATTAAGTTGTAACTCTTTGATTGCCTCGACAAATACTTGTTTAATTGATTTATTAATTGCACTCATAAATTGACGACCGCATATCAGGCGTAAGGGTTTTTGCGTCAACAATAGCGTTATATCTCTAACGGCTGTTGTTGTTTTCCCACTCGACCTGCCTCCATGCACAACAGTATTGCGTATCGGTCTGTAAAAAATAGACCCATAATCAGGACATACAGCCCATGCAGGACGTTGATAATGGACTACATTATTTGTCATCTTTTGATTCGACATTATGAATTATTATTTTTGGTAAATTTAAAAAATTAATGTCTGTTTTATTATCAAACGCCTTAATATTAATATGCTTACCGATTAATTCGAGTGCTTTCAAAGAACCTGTAGAATCAAATTTATAAAGATATTCACCGTTTTCATTTTTTAAAGGCACTCGTTCTTTGCCTTGAAATTCAGTTAATAACTCTTTTTCTTCCATGCACCGATTGTGTACTTTTATTGCTTGCGATAAAACCCATTCAGCGTTTATTTCTAGTTTTTGTTCTCGTTCAGCTTTGAGTTTTGATAGATATTCTTGTATAGCAGGTTTTAGCAGGTTTTCTTGAGCAATGACTCTTGCTGTATCCTCGCTATACCCTGCACGGATTGCAGCTTGCGTGCCATTCAAATCAATAAGGTATTCTTTACAAAATAACTCTTGCTTATCTGTAAGTTTTTTTACTGTCATATATAAAAAATACCACATACAAAAAATAAATGCAATTAATTTAAAAAATATGCAAAATAGGTGTTGACTTTACTCTTAAATAAGAGTATAACTATAAACAGGACGCAATCAAGCGGACAAATTGGAGAGACTGAGATGACAAACACAACAATCACAACAGGCGATTTTGAAATAACCCATAACGGTTATGATTTTAAAATATCAAAAATAAGCTCTTATTTTGTTTTTGGGACAACTTTTGCCAATTTTAAAAACCTGCTAAAAAATCCAACAATCAAAGGCGAGCGAGCCAACGATATTCGCAGAGTGAAAACCGTTTTAAAAAATGCGGGATTGATTTAATGATCCCCCAACAACAGACAGGTAACCCCTGCCACAATTTAACACAAGGATAAATAAGATGTATGAGTTAAATGAGTTAATTGCCTTCCGCAAAAAAAAACAACAAAACCAACCATTAACACCAAAAATGTTAAATATTTTTTGTAAAAAATTACAGATTCAAGAAAAATTTAAGAAAAAAAACAATGTTAGAGGTCGATATTATTTAGAGCAGTCTATTTTTATAGACAACCATAAAAGTTTAAATTTAGTTAAGATAAAATTTAACGAAATTGAATATTACACTGATTTTGATTTTTTTGTAAAAGTTAAAATATGACCCCCCAATCTCAAATCCAAGCCCTAGAGTCCTTAGGGATAACACGGTATCGCATCGCTTGCGATACTGGTATCAGTCAAGACCAGTTAAGACGCTGGTTACGTGGAGATAAGCCATTTAAAAGCAACAGCAATGTAAGCGTTTTAAATGAATATTATGAAAAGTTAATGAAGGGAATTAACGATGTTTAAAATTTAGGGTGGTATTTTTACCGCCCTTTTTTATTGCTGTAAAAAAAAGAAAACCCCAAGCGTACACTATTTAAGCGAAGAGGCTGGGGGACTATTGCATTTAATATGCCAAACATTTTAAAAAATGTCAACCCCCTTAACCTTATTTTAATCAATCCATGATATATTTGTATCATAGTAAATGTAAGGAGTTAGTTATGTATAAATTCATTATTAAATTTGACGGTATTTTCAATAAAATCTTAATTGCAAGCATATTAATTTTCATAGGTTTTGTTTTGGGTGGGTGTAGTCCACGCCAGCATATGCAACCCGATTTAAGCGATTCTGTGCCAAGTAATGCACGATTGCAATACGAGGCTATGCAAAAGTTTAAAGTCCAGCACAAGGCGTTTTATGAGGGTTTGCGTTGATTGTGGTTAATTCCATTTTGGAAAATACCACTGACCGAAATCAATGTCGGTTACCTTGCGTTAATTTTACCGTGGTCGGAATCCCGACATCGATGTAAACCCTATTTTTTTGCAGTTTTTACCCATCTGTCACGACCGACTCGTGACACTTAGCCCCTAACTCGTGACACCACTCGTGACACCTACCATGGAATAACCCTTTGATTTATAAGGGTTTTTTTTACCTGTCACGAGTGTCACGACCGACTCGTGACACCACTCGTGACACTTAAGCCCTTGATTTATAAAGGATTTTATCTTATAATAATAAAATAATAATAAAATAATAAATAAATAGATATAGATAGATAGAGAGAGGTATTTATAATTTTGTATCTATATCTATCTATCTAAATGACTCGTGACACTCGTGACACTCGTGACACCATATAACAAACCTTTGATTTATAAAGGATTTTATATAAAAATACCTGTCACGAGCTACTCGTAACAGGTCGTGACACTCGTGACACCTGTCACGGATTATGACTTGCTGTCATGTTTAAATTTTAAAACATAATATCTTTTTCCTAAAAATCTCATGTGAATCATGCTCTCCGCGTCTCTATGCCGTTTCAAGGTTTCAACAAATCCTCCTGACCATGAGGAATCTTTAAGCCACTTTCTGATATGGGTATTATTTTCGATGCCAAAATAATCCTGTTGGCAATAAATGCCGTACTTAGATAGCGTTAAAATAGCCTCGTCACGGCTTATCGCTATATCGTTGGCATTACCACCAATGACTGATAACAAGTATCCTACGGTGTGATTTTTACGTCCCGATGCACCTTCATAATTAACGTGCTGTTGCATGATGTGTTCAAACAATAAATCTGATTCGTTTTTTTCAACCTCTGATGATTCTGTAAAAATGTTTTGATATTGAATAAGATAGTTTTTGATTTCTAAATCTGTTGCGATGCGTCCATTAACTGCTGTCCATGAACAAGCAAGCAATGTGCCTATCTGGTCTCCATTGCGTGCATTACCGCCATACAGAGTAGCAACAACTGGACTAAAATTATCAATATTTTTTAATATTATTTGTGTGTTTTGTATAATCCAAATAAAAAAACTATCGCATAATTCGTCTGTTAGAATTTGCCAAGCTAATTTTAATTTGCCATATCGTATTTTATCATTATCTTTAATTACCTCAATCAAAGTAACCCTTGATATATCTGCTTTATTTTTAAGTGCTGGCTGTATTGCGGTAAAATAAAAACACGAGCGGACTTTAAAATTAGTAACTGTACCACCTGCACTACCCTTGTAAATCATACCTCGCTTTGATGATGATGATGATGTTCTTGCAAGTTCTAAAACCGATTCAATTTTTGATGCTGATGCTTGAGAATTAGATTCTGCCTCTTCATAAATCACTGATAAAGCGTCTGATGCAAGTGCCTGCCTGATGCCAGCTTCTGTCGTCCCTAATTCTGGATACATACCACGATTGGCAACGATTGGAGAGATTATATTATTCTGTATTTCAGATTTACCACTCCCCGATTCACCTGCTACCCAAACATGCGGTCTCCATTTTAATACTCCGCATATTTGAGATGCAATAGACCACCCAAATAATAACTCACGGTCAAAATCTGAATTTTTAAGATTTAAATGATTAAATATCGCACGGATTTGCTTGTTTTCTGCGATTGTAGAGGGGTTTTCTGATTTTAGGTCAAATGGTTTACCTGTTATATAAAAGTTCTTAGATTTGTAATTTTGCATATTTTCACGCTTGCCATTCTCAAAAAAAGAATCGCCCGCATTAACGATAGTATTATCACCCTCTCGCCACACGCCACGCCCCCTGATGCGTTCCATGTCAAAAAACGGCTTTGTATATGCTTCTTGGATAATATCATCGCACGCCTGTAACATGTCGGGGCGTTTCCCTGCTTCATAGGCATAATTTGCGTCCCAGTATGATTTTGGTGCGATGCGGTAAAGGTTTTTTTCTGACATCTCAGATGTTGTCATGTCAATAATCCGATTACATGAATACACAAGAAAATATATTTTATCATTGTCCGAACCGATAATCTGAAACGGCTTTACAGGCGGTAACACCTCTGATGATGCAATAGCAGGGAATATAAACGCATTAACGTCACCACCGTCACAATGAAAATCATTAAAATCATATCCACTGCGTTCATTGCGTGGTGCTGTGATGACTTCGAGTCCTGTGTCTCTAAATGATTTGTAGCGTTTATTAATTAGTTCCTGTGATTTAATGTTAGTGCTATGGTCATTATCCGCACAAATAATGATGCGTGAAGCTGTGTATTTCTTTTTTATGAGTTCTGATACTGCCACAAGATTTGATGCGTCCATTGCACAAATAACGGTGTTTCCTGTCGATGCGTGTAGGGTTGCACCTGTGGAGTAACCCTCGCACAATAAAATAACATCATCATTACCATTAATGCGATAAAAACAACCTTGCTTCCGTCCTGATGCGTCTTCGGTTGGTTTAAAATAACGCTTTTCAAAATTACCGTCGCTGTTTTTGTATATTTTCTGCCAATTCCACACCTTGCCGTCTATATCTGACAAAGGTATGTATAAAATGTTTTTAAAAATCTTAACATTATGGTATAATGCTACTGACTTGGCGGTCAAATAATCGTGGGTATCGCTATCGGATTCTCTCGTAACGAGTTCTGATGCTTTACCCGCAACAAATTCATGTTGTTGTTGCAATAGTTCGGATTGTTCTTTTTGTTTTTGTTTGATTGCGTCCGAGATTTCTTTTTTCTGCAATGGTGACAATTCTTTATAATTTTTACTTGTGAATGTTTGCGTAAAACCAGCCCTCCAGCAACCGAACGCCCCAAATAAAACATCGTTGTCAAGATTAAAACTGTACCACCCTGACTTGTCTTTTTTGTTGCGTGCGTGCGTGCTAAACCTGACAAGCTTACCAATCTGTATGGTATTTACGGTTAATCTGTATGATTGCATTGCTGTAATTGCTTCTTGTATATAATCACTCATATTTATCCCCTTTGAATATTTTTGCTATTCCACCTGATTTATTAACTAAATCAATGAATTTTTTTTGTTCTGTTGTTGCCTTGCCGTCCGATGCCTTAACCTCGATTGCTGTAAAAATAGCAACCGAACGCCCTATCATATCCTCTGTTATGGTTTTTACTGTCCAGCCGATAAAATCACTTGTGCCAGTTCCCATGCCGTATTTAACTATCGCACCGTCTGATTTTTTATAAGACCCGTTATTATTTCTAAAAATAGTTTCAGAATGGTTAAGGTTTAATTTTAAATTAACCGTTGCTTGTTTTTCAGATATTTTTACCATTTATTTCCTCGTGATTTTTGTTTTTCTTGTCTTGCTCTCATTGTGCCGACTGCCCAGCCGTGCGGATTAGAATAGCCACGAGATACACCCAAAGCAATTAATTCTTGCAATGATTGTGCTTGTGCTTGTTCTTTCTTTTTTTGAAATTTTATCTGCGTCTGTATGTGTTCATAATGCTCAATGGATACTGATACAAGCTCCCCTGCAATAACAACTTGTTTGCGTTTTTCTGTAAATTCTATATCCCAGCCACAACGCTCACAAATACGTTCTTTGGTTAAAAAATGATGTTTACAATTATCGCACTGGGTGATTCGTTCGGTAATTTCTACTTCACGCTTGCGTTTTTTAACTCCATCAAGAGACCACTCACGGTCTTCACAAGGCAAGCCGTGAATTGCCACGTTACCCACAAAATCAAGAATAGTGCAATGTGTTTTACCCTCGCACGCACGCAAGCCACGCCCCATTTTTTGTAGATAACTAACGATTGATTTTGTTTTTGTCATGTCGATAATTCCATTTACAACTGGTATATCTGTACCTTCTGAAATAACACTACATGATGTTAAGCCGTGTATTTCGCCACTGCCTAGGCTATCTATTGCTTTTTTGCGTGCGGCAGGAGTCATTTTACCGTCAATAGACATAAAATTATAACCTGCTTCACGGAATTTTTGTGCTGCAATCTCTGCCATTTCAACTGTTGGATAAAATCCTATTGTAGGCTGATTGTGTAAATATTTACGATATTCTGCGACTTCGCACCCTACAACCGATTTAAGACGTTCTGCCATTTCTTTGGGGTCATAATCACCATTATTAGCAACCCTAACATCTAATAAATCCACTGCAAGAGGTTGAGAAAATATCTGATACGGCGATAAATAACCTTTCTTAATGAGTTCTTTCATTGATGCACCGTGCTTATCGCCACAAACCATATGAGAGAATATTTTATCCAATCCTGTACCGTCTGTACGTGTTGGGGTTGCTGACATACCTAAGATGCGAGCGTTAGGGAATCTTGAAAAAATATATTGCCACTGCGACGCAATAGAGTGATGCCCCTCGTCTGCTATAATTAAATCAAATGTTGGCAGGGGGGCATTGTTTTTAATCCGTGATACGAGTGTTTGCACTGATGCCACCATAGCAAGTTCATTACCCATTTTGACATTAGGAATAATTAATGAATGTTTAACGCCCATTGATAAATATGCCCGAGAAAACTGGTCAAATATTTCTCTTCGATGCACTAAAGCAAGGACACGGCGGTTATTTTGTGTCATTTTATGCGTGATGTATGATGCGATTGCTGTTTTGCCACCGCCAGTGCATAGCTGAGCCATTACTGATTTGTGTTTTTGCTCGAAGGCTTCACGAATACCACCAACTAAAGACTCTTGATGTTCACGTAATATTATCATACTTCCCCCTTATTTTTGTTAATAAAATCAATCATTGCGTTAAGTGTTTTTAAAGTTGGATTATCGCTCTTTTGTCTTAAAAAATCGTAAACTTGACGGTATGTAATGCCAACTTCTTTCGCCACAAGGCAGGGCGGGTATCTTTTTAATTTTTTTCTGATTAAATCTATATCTATTTTTTCCATATTAACCTTTTATAAATAATTTTAAATTATGGTGTTGACATTATGAGATAAATCTCATATATTGTCAATACTAAAATACAAGGGGAATAAATGAGACCGAAAGATTATGCACTTAATGATTCGCTGTCACCAAGCGAAATTAAATACCTGATAACTGGAACGCCTTATGCGTTTCATTATCATAAATACGAAAATAAAGACGATACCGTGCGTTCTGATGCGTTGGTTGTTGGTTCATATTTGCATTGTAAATGGTTAGAGCCTGAAAAGCTTACAAGCCGTTATTATGTTGCTGAATATAAATCTAAGGCAACCAAGGAAGGCAAAATCCTTACTGAATATCACCAGTCAGAATATGAACGCCTTGCGATTAATAACCCTGATTTAATTTATATTGAAGACAGATTAACAATTCCAAGCGATGATATTTACGAATCATTAAAAAATCACGATGTTATAAAAACAATTCTATCACAAAATAAAATTGTTGAAACACCGATACAAGATATTTTATCGCCTGTGGATAATGCAAAATTAAAGTGTATTCCTGATGTGGTGTTGCCTGATAACGGCATTGTGATTGATTTTAAACACATAATAGATATATCTCCTGATAAATTTAGCCGTGATGTTTTAAATTATAATTACCACGTCCAAGCATGGATTAATCTGTATTGCGTCGCACATACACTTGATTGTGATATGTCTGATTTACGTTTTGAATTTTTGTGTATATCAAAAGACGCACCTTACGAGGTTGCACGCTATGAATTAGCAAAAGAATTTATGATTGATGCTGAAAGTAAAATACTTAAAGCATTGAATAAATATGTTGAAGCCAAGGAGATAGGCTTTAATTCCTACCCACACACTGTGCAATTATTGCACGCACCAGCATGGATAGCAAAAGGAGATAACAATGAGTAATGAAATAGCAAAACAAGCACCAATAAGCCCAGCAAAGGCTATGAAAACATTTTTAGAAACTAACGCAGTCGGAATTTTAAAAGGTCTATCGCAAGATGTAAACCCTGAGAAATTTATGGCGACGGTTTATAATTTGTTATTGGTTAATCCTAAAATTGCACAATGCGATAAAATGACAGTTTTAAACGCTGTTAATCGCTCGGCACAGCTTGGATTAAGTCCTGACCCTATGATAGGGGAGGCGTATTTTATACCTCGTGACCGCAAAGAAAAACAAGGCAATCAATGGGTTTCGGTAGGCACAACTTGTGATTTTCAAATCGGTTACAAAGGTTTAATTAAAATTGCTTATGCAAGTAAATTTATTAAATTAATGCAATGCTACACGGTTTATGACAATGACCATTTAATTATGGAAGCAGGATTAAAGCCTGATTATCGTGTTTCTCGTGGTACTAGCAGAGGGGAAATTGAGGGGTTTCTTTGTATGGTAAAACTTGAAAACGACGAATGGGATTTTGAATATATGTCTATTGCTGATGTGAATCGTATTCGTGATAAATCAGATGCTTATAAGGCAAGTTCAAAATACAATAACGATTCCCCTTGGACTTCATCTTATGAAGAAATGGGTAAAAAAACAGTCGTGAAGCGGTTATTTAAGCGGTTACCGAAGTTAGATGATTATGATGTTACGGTCGAATATAGCAATGTAACACCACAAGAAGCACCACAGCAAACACCAAAATTCAAACCTCTTGAAATTAAAAAACAAGAGCCACAACAAGAAATTATCGAACATACAGAATTAAACAATGATGATTTTATAAGTTTTGATGATGATACTGATACAGAAAACAACATTATCCAAGGAGATTTAAATGTCTAGTTTAAACAAAGTAACACTAATCGGCAGGGTCGGCAAAGACCCTGAAATTAACACAAGTAAAGCAGGTAAAAAACTTGCTTCATTCTCTCTTGCAACGTCCGAGTCTTGGAAAGACAAACAAGGGCAGAAACAAGAAAAAACCGAATGGCATAATGTGGTTATTTACAATGAAAACCTTGCTAAAATCATTGAAAGCTATGTCCGCAAGGGCAGTCAAATCTATATCGAGGGGCAGTTGCAAACTCGTAAATGGCAGGATAAAGAGAGTAAAGACCGCTATACCACAGAGGTAGTTTTGCAGGATTTCAGAGGGCAGATTATTTTGTTAGATGGTAAATCTAGTAATGTCCCAGTAGCACAATCAAGTAATACGAATGTGTATGGCATTGATGACGATTCAAGCGAAATCCCGTTCTGATATTAACCACCGCCACGGCGGTAAAACAAGGAGAATAAAATGACATTAGAACAGCATGAACAAATATTACAAGCACAATTCAATGATTTTGATTTTTACGGTCAATCTGTAAAGAAAATCATTATTAATGATGACTGCAATATTGAAATGAAACATATACCATTAAAGGAGTTTAGAAATGACAAACAATAAATTTTGGTTAGTGTGGAATGAAGCAGGTAACGCACCTAAAAAACCACAAGATACACAAGAAAAAGCGATTACAGAGGCGAAACGATTATCTGCTATGTATCCACAGCACGCTTATATTGTGTTAAAGGCAACGCATCATTTTAAAGCTGATGTAAATATTATCGAAACATCTTTTGAAGCAACACCCGAGGAATCCTTAGCATTTGAAGCAAGGTTTAAAGCTGGTGATAGGGTTAATCATTGGGATAGAGATGTTGGTATATTTGTGCAAATTTGTGAAAAATCCCATAAAAGATGCGTGGTAAATTTTCCTTGTGATGGCGAACAAATTGTAAATATAGATGACTTAACACTTGTTGATAATAAAGTTGACAATAAAGGTGGTTTAAATATAACCGATTTTGACAAGCGATGCACGCCAAAGCATAAATTCAAAGTTGGCGATAGGGTTTTACTAGATAATTATTTCGAGTGCATTGTCGATGATTGTATTGACAATGAAACGTTTTGCAAGTTAAGTTTTATGGGTGGTGGTTATGCCATAGTAAATAAAATTAGAGTGACTAAGAAATAAAAAAAAGGGGCGATAAGCCACTTAGTTATTTATCCTATTAAAATAGCATCAACTGGAGTATCATCCTCTTCAGGTTCATCATGATTACCATAATACCATGATGTATTTTTATTAAGGGCTATTTTTATTGCTGATATTTGTGATAAATCAACATCTGAATATCCACCTTCATATCCCCTTAAAATAAGTCTTATATCACCGTCAAATTCTTTCAGCTTCTCAATCAGTTCTCGCACTGTGGTTTTTGTTTCAGTCATTATCTTACCTCTCTATTTTTGCTGGTTGCTTCTATTAATTCGTCCACAGTGTACATTGACACGACAGAACGGTTATTATCACTTGGAATAGCAGAACGCCCTAACCGATAATAATAAGCCTCTACGTCTTTAAATTCTTGTGCTACTTCTGCGAACGCTTGGATAACATCGTAGCGTTGTGTAAACCAAAACATTTGCCAACCGTTTTTTTTGTAATTATTAATTACAAAATCGATTTCTTTTTTTAGTTCGCTATAATGCACTTCTTGCATAAAATTATTTCTTACCAATGCTTTGCCTCCAGAACATTTACGGACTAAAATTTCTTTTAACCCATAATAGCCGTTTTCAATTTTACCTGAAAATAAATTGAAATTTCCTAGATTTTCTATTGTTAGATTTTCTATTACTTTGTAAATGTTATTTTCTTTATAAGCCATATTGTCATGATATATTATATCGCTAGAGTAATTTACGTTCTCTATTTTTATGATGTGTTTTTGCATCATTCCCCCCTTAAATCTATAACGTGATTATTGACAGCCCTATCGCTTTTTTCTTTAACGATAAAATGATATAATCCATGCAACGTATTGTAATCGGGCGTTTGTATTTTACCTGCCAATAAGCGAGATATAACAGCAGCATCAACACCTGATTTTTCAGATATATAAGTTTGCTTATAACCCCTCAATCCTGTTTTAATAAATTCAATTAATTGTTCTATTGTTAGCAATTTCTTAACTCCTTTATGTGATAATAATTACAGTAACACAAATTATTTTATTTTACAACAAATAAATGATGTGTTATTGTGCTTCTGTAAACAACAAGGAGAATGAAATGGATAAACCAAAAAAAGTAATTGATGCTGATGCGTTGATAAAAGAATTACAAAGCATAAAGGGTAATTTAAATTTTTGCAATGATGCTGGTCGTTATTGGCTGGATATTGCGATTGAGACAATCGACGAACTAGCAACCCCTAAAAAAGATGGTGATTTATGAGAAAAAACCTACACCGCCAACAAATCCTATCATTAATTGATAGTGGTTATTTTTTGCCTACCCTATGTGTGGTTGGTATTATGTTTGCATTAATATATCAAATTGGAGCGTGAAATGATTGTAAAAAACATAGAAATTGAAATGGACTTAACGATACTCGGAGAGTCAAAACCTTATTTTGTAAAGGCTGATGCTGATATTGAATTTGAATTTGATGCTGATTGCGAGCCTTATATTTCGACACTTGAAGTAACCGAAGCAATCGTTATTGACCGTTATAATGATTCTTGGCAATTCAAAATAGTTCCTGATAAAGACAATTCTCTTTATAGTGATTTGTTAAAATTTATTGAGCAAGCTATTGAAGAAAAAAACGGTGAAGAATTTATTGACGATTTTTTGCAAGAAGAAGAAAACCAATTTAAAGGAGGACAAAATGATTGAAGAATTTAAAAATCAATATAGTTGTGGTTTTAGCCCTGACAAATCTAGCGTTAATAACGAGATAGAAGATATTTTGCATAAAATTTCACAAATATTAGGCTTTGAAATTATGCACTACACGCAAAGCAAAGGAGAAATGGAGTGTAGAAAAGATAATTGCTCATATAAAGACGTAGAGAGAGAAATAAATTTATTAATAAATTCATTAAAATTTAAGGAAAAATTATGCCAAAACAATGGAGGACAATATGAATAAAAGAATGATTGACGCTGATGCGATAGAAAATTATATATTAGATAATCACACACCTCATTATAGCAAAGACGAAAAAGGAAAATATATATTTGTTGGTAAAATTTTAATAAATTTATCTGATATTAGAGGAAAAATAAACGAACTTGCAACGCCTGCGCCTGAACCACAGGAAAGCATTTTTGATGCTGATGGGTGGTGTGATAATTTTAATTTAGCACCTGACAACACTGACATACTTTTTCACGTTGATACTAAAGTTAATCTGGGTAAAAAGATAAAAAATTATGATGGCGGAATTAGGTACTTATTATATTCTTTGAATGGATTATCTGACGTAACTATGTATATGACAGAAAAAACAGGGCTTACTTTTAAATTTAAAAAATGGCGACCACTGCCAACCCTACCAAAGGATAAACCATGACATTACTATTACTATTAACCGCCTTTGACGGATTGCTTTTGCAATTCGTTGTATTGCTAATTTTATCTATTGGGGGAATTGATGATTAGTATCACAATAGGCTTGTTATTATTTTTATTAACAGCGTATTTATTTTTAAAAATAATGATACCGCTTGCAAATTGGTTTGATGACAAGGAGGATTAAGTGACTATTGAAATAGACAAATACGATGATTTAACCACACATGAAGCCCTTGAATTATTAGAAATAAAAAAATCTCTTGATGATTTGACGGAATTTTTGAAAGGGTTTAAGCAAAGAACAAAAGGAGGATTAAATGATTAATTGGATAGAAGCAACGCATGAAAATATTGAAAAGCATTTTATACTTTACATGGATAACAATGAAATAGAAAGTGATATTTACGAATACGAAGGACTATTTTTTTATGACAAAACACTGTCTGGTGGTTGTGTAAAAATGCAATTTGATTTTAATCGCTCTAGCGATAGTCCTTTTATAAAAAAATATGTATTTTTATCTCCGAATGCCGTGCTTACACACAATGAAAAAAGTGCTTATTTAAAAATAAAGGGTGGGTTCAACCCAGAAAAAAATAGATTAACAAATCTTGAAATTGTGGATTATTATGATTGCGATGTTAAGATAATAGCTTTTGTAAAAAGAGAGGAATACGAGGATTATTTGCAAAAATTATCAAATAATTTTTGGGGGCAAGAAATAAAAGACATTCAATTTGTTGTTCCAAAAAAGGAATAGGATTAAAGTCAACCCCTGTCAATAACTGACAGGGGTTAATTCTTGGAGCAATTCCAAACGACAAGCGGTGCACCGCAAGTGTAATGTCTTGACCCTAGTGGCACTAGAACTAAGACGGCTGATAATGCCTAGGACACTATCGGAAACGCAATATACTCTTTAGGTATATGCAAATCATCATTAAAGCTTTTGAATGAATCAAAAGCAGTAATAACGCTTCAGAACTTTATTATACCATATTTCCCGATTGGGTAAAATGGTTTCAAAATATTAATTTTGCTATTTGAAACGCAATAGCCATAACAGTTGATACCCCACAAACGAAGCCTGCACCAATAAGCATTGAATAATAAAGCACGTCAAGAACGCTTACTTTTGTCACTACAAAGCAAAATCCTTTTTCTTTATCGTCAATCATTATCTATCCTCCAATGAATTCATTATTTTATCAATTATTTTATTTTCAAATAAAACAAAATAAACAGCATAAAAACACAAAAATAAGCCACATGCTATAAGAGATATTGTAAAAAAAACCCATAAATAAAATATCATTCTCTATCCTTTTCAATTTCATTCACTGGTTCACCGCAAAAATAACTAGTCCAAATCCGTTTTCTGAATTCTGGGGTTAAATTATCAGGTAATTTACAACCACAATTACCCACGCAATCAGGCGATGTACAGTAGGTTTTGTCAAAATTTATTGTCATGCTCTCTCCCCCTCCTTATGTGCTGTACCACTAAAATTCATTAGATTATAATAGTTTTTAAGATATTCTATGTCGTCACTTTGTGTGACATATTGAGCGAATGAAGACACATTAAAACGACCGTGTAAATCCTTAACTTCTGAATATAATTTACCATATACAGAAAATTTATCGTTAATATATTCATTGATTGCATTGATGCGTTGCTGCCCATCAATTAAAATATTATCTAATTCTTTATTTTTAGAATTTTCATTAATCGTAAATGTGCCAATAGGTATGCCGACCCACAAAGACTCAATTAGTTTTATTTTTTGTTCTTGCGTCCACACTAAAGGGCGTTGAAAATAGGGTATTTTATAACCCAATATCGTATTTGGTAAATGTCCGTACTCTCTATTATTATGAAATAAAGATGACAACTGAACATTATAATGCTGTCCGAGATTAATTTTTGGTGGTATCATTCTTATTCTCCAATTCATTTTTCAATGCGTACAACTCAATTTGTGTATGAATTAATTGTTGCCTTAGAAACGCTATATGCTGTTCTGCATTTTCCATAAACTTTGTTACCTTAGTAACGAATTTATCAAATTCACTGCCTAGTGGTGTCATTTAACCCTCTCATTTCAATAATTGATATTTCATGTCCTAACGATGCCATAACTTCCTGCAACAATTCAAATCGTGGCGGTGGTACATAATTTAATTGAGACCAGCGTTTCACAGTTTCAATTTTAATGCCCATACGATTAGCAATAAAAGTAGGGTGTTTTAAATAATAATTCCATTTCATATAAAATCCTTTCATAGCACGTTATAGCACGTTTAAAATAAAAAGTATATAAAAAATATATTTTTATTGCATTTTAAACTGATTCATGGTATTGGTGGGTTAATAAAATTGGAGAGAGTGAATGGAATTAAAAGAAAAACTGTTAAGCGAGTTGAGAATTAAAAAAGAAAAAGCTGTAAGCGATATTAATGAAATTTATAAAAATAAAAAAGAGCTTCATAGAAGCGTTTTGTCTAAAATGGATTTAGCTGATTGCCAAGGTCAAGTAAGGGTCATAGATGAAATTATTTCTTTTTTGGAGGCGTTATGAAAGAAACAATCCTAAAGGAACTCAATAGCCGTAAACTTGGTATTGAGCGTGAAATCCAGTGGCATAAACAATCATGTGAGTGTGAATATACCCCAACAAAATATCTAATTGATTTGTCAAATATGAGTGGCAAGCTACAGGAACTAAAAGACATAATTTTCTACGTGGAGGGGTTATGAAAAAAATATTAGACTGTATTTTCCTTTTTATTCTTGCAATGGCATTAATTGGCGGATTTAATTTTACTATATTGGCATCAGGGTTACCAATTAGTTTATTGTCATCAAAGATTGTGTCTTGCATCATTGTTGGTTGGACTGTTTATTATACTATACGGAGGACTAAATGAATAACGACAGATTGAGAATGATTGAAATACAGGACATTTCACGCCTTAATAATCCAGCACAATATAAACGTGTTGAAAATTGGGATAAGCCCAACAGAACAGCATTTTATGCCGTTATCGGTTTTTTATTATGTGCAATCGTGGCGGTGGTTGTATGATAGATAATTTATTTAAAATAATGGTTATTGTAAATTTATATATTTTAACTCCTTTATTTATTTGGGGATTTTATAATGCGTATCCATTTTTTGATGATTTAGGCATATCCCAAAATGTGGTTGGTGTGTTTGGTTATTATGTATGTTTGCATAATGTAAGGGGGATTAAATGAAGCACAATTTACATGATAAAAATGAAACAATTAGAAAAATGATTAACAGCGGTGCAATGTATAAAGAAATTGCATATAAATTAAACGTAAATAAATATAGCTTAGAATCACATATACATGCTTATTTTGATGTCGTTAGAGTTGCAACATATAAAGCCAAAGTGCGAACATCGCAGATAAAAAAAGAACACCAAGATGAAATCTTGGCAATGATTAAAGACGGAATTACTTGTGGCGTTATTGCCAAGACATTTAATGTCACTTACTCGGCAATTTACACATTTAAAAAGAATATGGGTAAAGTATGAAACACAATATGCATAAACACAATGCAGAAATCAAAGAAATGCTTGAGCAGGGCATGCTTTACAAAACAATAGCATACACATTAAATGTCAATCCATTTGTTTTGAGAACGCATTTAAAAACGTGGTTTACCATTGAGAAAACAATAAAAGTTTCATATAAAGAAAAACTTTTATCAAAAAATGCAAGCCTACAAGAGAATGAAGCAGATATTATGGGATCATACCGCAATGGAAATTCTGTAAGAAGCATTGCTGATAAATATGGCGTTCCTTACAATCCTACATTTCAATTTATAGCCTATCGCAATCGGAGGCATAATGCGTAATGAAATACTTAAAGATAATCGTAAAGCAATAAAGAATATGTTAATTGCTAATATGAGTAGTCGTTTCATAGCTAATTATTATGGCGTAAGCGTACAGATGTTATCAGGGTTTGTGTATCATCATTTAAAAGATATACGCCCTTTTGCTAAACCTAAAAACCAACCAAAGAAAGAAGCTTACAAGTCTATACTGATTGAATTTGAAGCAGAGCAATGTAAATTTTTAAAAGGCGATAGGCCATATATTCAATGCGAACACGATAGGATTATTGAAAGTCCTTATTGTAGGGAACATCATAATATATGTTATCTTAAAAGCACTAATAATATTAAAGTCTTGGACAAGAACTGGGGGCAGAAATGACAACAACAGGACAAAGATTAATTGCAAGTGCGAAAGAAGCGTTAGCATTTGCAAGGGGTGAAGTTAATGATTATGTGCTTCATTACAAAATTAATAACGATTTAACAATGGATTTAAAAGTTGAAGTTATTGATAAAGCTAGTGATAGAGTTTCAGGCTTACCAGTGCATGATATGGAGTCGTTAGCATGAAACTCTATTGTCATTACACAGACGAAGTAAAATTAAATAGCAAGATAGTATCATTTTATTCAGACGGTAGCGGAGCGAGTGTGTTTAGCCGTGATGCTATGGGTAGCGTGTTAAATGCAGAGGGGGAATACCTAAGCACTGATTATTTTTTAGATGCTGGATATTGCTTTTTTGCGTATTTACCAAAAACATTTAAAATATGGCATGAGCAGAATGTATAAAAGAAAAGAAGTCATAGGGAATTGCACGCTTTATTTGGGTGACAATCGTGATGTCATGTCCGTTATTGATTTGTCGGTGGTTGGTTCGTGCGTGACAGACCCTCCGTTCGGATTAGGTAAAAAATGTTTAGGCGGTAGAATAAATAGCAATAGACTAATAGTTGGTATGGTAAGAACTGAAATACAAAAAATAGAACAATGGGACGCATCTACTCCGTGCATAAAATTTATTTTAAATTTAAACGTCCCAACCATAATATGGGGGGGTAATTATTTTGATTTACCTCCAACACGATGTTTTTATGTTTGGGATAAAAAACAACCCTTTAATTTTTCTTTTGCAATGGCAGAATATGCGTGGACGAATTTTGACAAAAATGCAAAGATTTTTAGATTACACCCTGTAGGATTAGCAAAAGAACACCCAACACAAAAACCAATTCAATTAATAAAATGGTGTATTGACCAGTTACCTAAGGATTGCACAGGAACGATATTTGACCCTTTCATGGGTTCAGGTACAACAGGTGTTGCTTGTGCAAAAATAGGGCGTTCTTTTATTGGCATTGAACTTGACGAGGATTATTTTAATATCGCTTGCAAGCGTGTTGAAGACGCATACAGACAAGGCGATTTATTCCTATGATTTACACTGTTACCTATTACCGCAAAGACAAGAAAATCACTGAAACAAAAGCAGTGAAAGCCGATACTATGAAACTAGCAGTGCAAAGGTTGCTTGATACGGCAAAACACCACGGTACAGAAATATCAAGTCTTACAATTAAAATAGACGGTACAGGAACAAATATTGCGGTATGCGATAAATGCCAAGCAATACAAGGGGTTAAAAATTATATGTGTAAGGAGTGCAGAAAATGAAAAAACAAACAAGCAAAAGAAAACAAAAGATAAAATGGTTTAATGGTAGATTTGATAGATTTGTCACGGATATTGTTAAATCTGATAAACCTTTAATTCCTTTTTGTTTTAGAAATATGCCAAAAGTTTACGGAGCATGCGGAGATGGAATGCCAATGCGTACCGTTTCACAATTACAATTCAATGATTGCGATGATGATGCTTAAATACATACCTCTCTTATTTCTTACCGCCTGTAGTACGAACGTATCGCAATACGATAACCGCACAGTTATTGATTATCACGGTGGTGGCACTGTTTACGAGGTAATGGACGATATTAAACATTACCAGAAACCAATATACGTTAATGGTTTATGTGCTTCATCATGCACATACGTATTTCATTTCAAAGATACTTGCGTTTCGGACGATGCGTTATTGTTGTTTCACGCCCCACGCAATACAGATAAATCAATTAATCCATATTGGTTTAAGATAATGTCTAATTGGTATCCACAGGCACTAAAGCAATGGTTTGATACTGTGGCAATAGACGGACAAGACCATACGTTTACTGGACGGCAATTTAAAAATATGTTTGGGGTTGGTATATGCTAACTTTGATTTTAACATCTATACTAGGAACTATATTTTTATATTTTTTAGTTTTTTATATGATTGAAACAATAAAAAAAGAGGATAAAAATGAATAAAATACCATATATCGGCTTTGGTGATACTGCTTATATTGACCAGTCAACGGCAGAAAGAATACCCACACATGAAGCTATGAGACAAGAAATCAATGAGATGCGAGGCGTTTTGTTTGATTATAAACATGAGATAGAATTGTACAAAGAAACTGTGGATTTGCAACGCAAAGCTATCAATATGAGCAAAGAATATATCGAAGCATTAGAACATGAAAGACGTGTTTATAATATTGCTATCGGTATATTTTGCATTTTAGCAGGTTTAAAACTTTTAGGAATTATCTAAGCCCCACAAGGGCTTTTTTAATATTAACAACAAACTTTTTGAGGGGCTTTATGAATGATGATGATTTTTTATCTGATGACGAATTATTTAATATGTACTTGCAAGCATTGCAATCGCAATTACTAGATATTGACATGGCAATTAAACATAAAAATAAGATTATTCCTTTATTAAGAATAATTGAATCATCTATCGAAAATAGTTTTCAATATAAAATAGCCAATAAAAAAATTGCTATTTTAACACTAAAAAAACCTAGCTTTTGGAAGCAAGTATTTAATTTAAATTAACCAAACTTTTTGAGGGAGAAGTTTATGTTAAGGCTGATACTATTATTAATTGTTTTTGCAACCATCGACGATGCAATAGCAAAACCAGAATTTAAAGGACGGACAACCATAAAAGGATTGCCCAGAAATGTCATGAGAGTCCATACAAAATATACTGCAATAAAATCAACGAAACCACGCCCCAAACTTAAGGTTGACAATGATTAATAATCTGTTAATATTTGATTATGAAGTCATTAAGTTTACCTTGTCTTGATTCATTTCATATTCTCCTATTGTTACCTTATAAAATTACCCCCTAGTACTCCAATTCTAGGGGGTCTTTTATTAATATACAGGCTGTCCAGTCTGTATATCGTATGTCACACCTGTAATAGGTGATGTTACTGTACCAGTCATGCTATTGCAACTCCATAAACTGTCATTGCAATCATTCCAATAATCATTGTGTAGTAAGATATTTTAACGTAAATCATGCTGTTAGTCCTTTAATAATTGTTAATAATTCATTGTGGTAAACCGTTACAGATGCACTGATTGCACCACATGTTAAACAAGATAAGCATAGGTTTTTTAGATATGTCATTTACGCCCCCAAAATGTATGATACGACAATTCATTTTCACGAATGAAGTATGTTTTGACTTCTTGATTGGATA